GTGGTCAATGTCTAGAAGTAAAATGCAATACCGGAGTACTACAAATGCTCTGACACTTTTAGATGTGGTTATTGGTTCCCTGACCCGGGGAGCCCGGGGTGAGGGAGTCGAGGTTCGTCCAAAGGCGACTCGCGAGCAACAGTTGCTCGGCGAGTATGCCATGTATTTAGGACTTACCAAGACTCCACAGGGTTGGAAATTCATTGAAGAATTCGTCTCAGGACCCGAGGCAGCCTTCTATTGTAGAGGCTGGCTTGAGATCCTATTGGACTACTCTTCCAAGATAATGAACTTCCGACTGGAGGATCAGTTAGTGATCTATCGTACGGCGGCCAAATGGCCGATCGAGAAATTTGTTAAATACGCGAAGTATGCTACTGCGTACCCATTCGCCAAATATCTCGAGAACGATCTTCCCGCAGTGCCCGACGGTTTCAATTCGAATCCGTTGTGGAGCGGGGCGCTCAAACGATTCCTCAAAACACGAATTATTGCTCGTAACTCAGATAAGAATGCCAGATTGTTTTTCGGCATCCTTCAAGGAGTAAAAAGGGCCTGCATGCAGGTCAATGAGCAGTTTATCGTGGAAGCGATGGTCAAGCATCGAGCTGCGTTGACGTCCAAGCCGCGAGGCATGGGACCTAACAAAAGCAAGATGGCTCCTTACTATCGTGATTTCTTCGCAAACTTCCGCCCGAAAGAGCCGAAACTCCATGAAGCCACTTCGAGTGCTTCCTTTGAGTCGGTTCGGGGTGACGGAGGTGCGCGGGGTTGGTTACAAACTAACCCGAATATCACACAAGAGGAGTTGATTACCATGGTGGAGACTAGACCAGGGAAGACTGAGTCCGTTTACGGACCTTCCCTTCAGGCTGGTTTGGAGGAGCTCATTGATAGAGCTCTCGACGAACCAACTGCTGTCAAAGTCTCAGCGATCCTGGAACCTCTCAAAGTGAGACTGATAACGAAGGGCAACACCCTCCGTTACTGGCTCTCGAGAGATTATCAGAAACAATTGTGGGAGTATTTACAACACTTTCCACAGTTTGTTCTCACAGGACGACCACTTATGGCATCTGACCTGCACAACCTGATCGAGAGAGAGAAGAAGCTCGGTGTCTTTTTCACAGATTGGGTCAGTGGTGACTATGCAGCCGCCACTGATTCCTTGGATCTGAGACACACGAAGGCGGCCTTCGAGGCCAGCCTTCGCATGGGACTCTTCACTCTTCCTCCCAAGTATCAGGAAGTGCTGCGAAGCGTTCTCTATGAACAGGAGATTCACTATCCAGAGAAGCTAAGCAAATCGCACGAGGGATTGGGGCCTGCCAAACAAAGAACAGGACAGCTTATGGGGTCAACCCTCAGCTTTCCTATCTTATGCGCGGTGAATTTATGCGCGTATTGGGCAGCCCTAGAGGAACACACGGGGTGGAGCATCGAACCCAAGGACCTTCCGGTCCTTGTTAATGGTGATGACATCCTATTCCGTTGTGATAAGCGCCTCTACGAGATCTGGCTTCGGAAAGTCAAAGAAGTAGGTTTCGAGCTCAGTCTAGGCAAGAACTACGTTCACAAAGAATACCTTACTGTCAATTCACAGTTGTTCCAACATAGGATCAAAGTGGATAGAACCGGTCGCGAGTGCGACGTGTTCAAACAATTAGGCGTTCTGAACGCAGGTCTCCTGACCGGACAGAGCAAGATTACCGGCCGACAGGGCGCGAAATTAGCGCCTCTGTGGGACTACTTCAATGAAGTGACACGTGGAGCTATCAATCCAGAGCGAGCCAAGATGAGGTTTATCCATTACTATCGGAAAACCATCGAGGAGATTACCCAAAGAGGGAAATACAACCTCTTCATCACACCTATGAAGGGTGGCCTAGGCTTCGATCCCGTTGGGGATCTTAGAGCCACGGCCTTCCAGAGGAGGTTCGCGTCATTCATGGATGACAAGCTCCGACAAGATCCGGAAAACTTCTCTAAGATTGCGATCATTTCGAACGCAGCAAAGAGGAACATTCCGTCGATCCGTCATAATCCGAAGTTTATCGTTCAACCGAAATACGGTCCGTACGAACAAGGAGTAGTTAAGGTACAAGACACGACGATCAAGTTGCCACCACTGGCAGCCAGGCTGGATTTCAGCACACTCAATGACTTTACGTCAGAAATGAGAGTGCGTCATCCGAAGAAGAAAACTCTTGAAGAGTTTCGTTCAAGGAACTGGCGTCAGCAAAATGGGGCAATCTACCGAGATCGTTACCGTCTTATGGAGTACATAGGCGTGAGGCCATTAGCGCCTCAAGGTTTCGTCGATGGATCAATGTGCACTCTACGTGACGTGCTACATGATTTCTACGGCGACAGGAGCAGCCCGTCTACCTCGTCCGAATACTTCTGGCCAGCAACAAAGCTGCCGGAAGTAGTAGATGATGCAGGGCTGCCTCACCGTCCGTCTACCGACCACGTCAATATGGAAGAACTCATGCAATTCTCTGATTCAGATGTTTATTCTGATTCAGATGATGATGAGAATCTCCATTGACATGGTCAGCAGGACAAACCAATGCCAACTCCACCTGAAAGATTGGGTCCAAAGGATTAAATCTCCCAAAACGGTGTGTTTGTCGTACCCGAGTAACCTGCAATATTGGTTGCGCTTCAAACACTTAATACTTCCGTGCTAAGTGCTTAGATCTCAAGCTACAGTAAACTTGATTTCACGGCTAAATGCCGACAGACTGCACGGGAGAGCCCTAAGAAAGGGTTCCTCTGGATGTACAGTCGGGCGGACGCGCCGGATCCAATACTACATTATGGTCAACTACTCGACCACTAAAAAGAAAAAGATCCAAAATGGAAACGGAAAGGGAAAGAAGAAGAACGGAGGCGGTGGGCCCACAAGGGGCCTTCGCGGTATCACGCAGTCAGTCGCTCTTAGCGTTAACAACGCTTTCGGAGACACTGCTAAGCCGCAGACCGTCATGCAAGGACTGGATGCGTTTGATCCTAGTCACGTTCCTCTCCCTCGTGCTGTGGGTGATTATACCGTTATCAGAACGACTGAAGTCTTCTCTGCTAACGAGCAATTTCACCTACTCGGACCAATGAAGCTGAATTCTATCAATGACACATGGTCTAACATTTGTTGCCTCTCGGCAGTCAATGCTAGTGCCGCCATTGGGGCAACGAGCAACGCCAACAGGAAAGCCTTTTCGTCTATGACGTCAGGCTCCTGGTTGGATGCTCGCTTGACACCGTCAGCCTTCACGGTCAAAATCATGAACCCCGAAGCACTG